TCGTTGCCAAGCGGTCGGCGACTGATTCGATCAGCTCCAGAGCCTTCTCCTGCTGTTTCGCGTCTTGACTGTTGAACAGCGAGAGCCACGACAACGCTTCGCCGTATTGCTCCGGCGTCGCGCCAGTGGCCTGCACGCCCTGCACCAGATAATTGAAATCTGTTTCGAGCTGCGTCGCTTTTTCCGTCGCTTCCTTCGCGATCTTGATGACCGAGCGGATGCGCTCCTGCGTCGCAGGCTTCAGATCCTTGGGGATCGGGTCGTTGATCGGATCAGCAGCTTTCTTTCCGTCAGGCTGATCACCTTTGCCGTCTTTTCCGGCGGCAGCGGCATCTTTCTTGACGAACTTACCTGTGACCGGATCGCGAGTCTCGCCTTCGTGGCCTTCCTCGCCATCCGCATCAGCATTAGCGTCAACCTCACCTTCACCATCAGCAGCTTCACCTTCACCCTCGCCCTCGTCGCCGCCGTCCTCACCCTCTGAGCCAGAATCCGTATCATCAGTACCATCTGTGACTCCGAGTGCTTCGTTGATTGCGTCGAGCGCGGTGCCTTGGCTCTCGCCTTCACCGCCGCCACCTTCTGCTCCCTCGCCTTCGCCTTCAGGAGCAAGTAACTGTGAGAAAATTTTCGTAAACATGTGGGCTCTCTATTGGTTGTGGGAAATCAAACGGGACCTGGACCCGCCGGGCCAGGCGTCGCGCCGACTGGAGCCGGAGGCGAGCCTGGATTCGGCGGAGGCGGCGCGACTGCTCGCGCATCGGCCGCTACAGCCGGTGCAACGAGCATCCCGGCAGTCTGCGGATCGAGTTCGCCTTTCAAACTGATGTTGAGCTTCGGCCGGACCGGCGGCGGCGGTGCGCCCGCGCCCGGTGTGCCCGGCGGCGGCGTCTGCGGAATGAACCGCGACGAATCGCTTTCATCGCCTAGGCGCAGCATCGTCTCTTTCACCAATTCTGTGAGCGCGGCGGCGAGCGGCAAGTTGCCGCCTGCGAGCGCCTGCTCAATTTCTTGTAGCGTCTGCTTCACGAGTGGCAGAATGGTAGCCCATGCCTGCTGATCGGCGCCCTGACGCGGCTTGCCGGTCGAACCCGCCGTGATGTCGATCTCGACGAGCGTGAACAAATCTTCGATATCCATGTTCTCGGGCCAGAACGCGGCCTTGCCCGCCATGCGCTGCACTTCCTCAATCGTCAAGCACTGGAGCGCTTGCTGAGCGGTGTACTGCGCCATGTCGGTGAGCATTAGTTCAAGCTGATCGCGGTCGGCGCTCGTACGCGCGTTGGTGCCGCTCTGTTGGATGCTGGCTTCCGTCGCCGTGCGCGGATTACCAGGGCCGTTAATCGCGGCCGACAATGCTTCCTGGACGCCGGAGATGCGCTCCATGTCGCTCAAGATGTACGTCGGGTCAAACACTCGCATGTCGATGGCCGCGACCGGCTTCGCCGCGAACAGATTCCCAAGCGGAATGCTCGGATCGCTCGGGCGCAGTGCCGTGTATTCCTGGTGCTTCGACTCGACGAGTTTCTTTGCCTCGGCTTCCTCAAGCATGGTCCCGTTGAACAGGACTCCAGGGATAGAGCGTTCCCTCGTCAACCGAAAATTGGAACGCGCGGCGCTGTATTCGTCCTGAAGCTTGTAGAGTCGCCACGAAAGGGATTGCGCATGACGTTCCCCATCGACTTCGTAGAACGAGAAGTGAAAATACGGGTAGAAGCGGTCGGTTGGATACGGAGGATTGAAAGGTTCTTTCGCCCACTTCTTGACTCCATCGATCAGCGTACGGATCGTGCGGTCGCGCCGATCCCAGATCTCAACCGTCCGCACAAACGCCGGAGATTCCGGTGTGCTCGTGCTCGTCACAAACATATTCGCGCTCTCGGCCGTGACCTGGCCTTGCGGCAGCACGTTGTCCATCGAGTGCGTCGTCAATTCCTTCGGATTTTTCTGATAGTACAGCTTCGCCGTCTTCAGATCCTCGGCGTCGAGCCGCGAGAAGCGCTCAAGCGCGTCATCCTTCTCAATGAACAACTCGTTGCCGATCCAGTTCGCGTCGAGATAGTCGCTGATGCACGAGACATCCGTGGATACCTGCATGTGCTCGGTCGGAATGAAATCGATCACGAACATTTTCTTGACGGCGACTTCGAGCTTCGCTTCGAGCGCGGTCACGAGCGCCTGCTTCTCCGCAAGTTCGCTCGCAATCGTCTCCGGGTCCTGACCATCCGGGTCCTCAAGCAATTCCTGCTGCGCGAGTAGCCGCTGGTGCATCTCTTTGGCGTCATTCAGCGCCGTCTGTACTTCGCCGTTCGGATCTTTCTCGCTGACCATGAGACACTTGAACCAGCCTTCCGAGTTCGAGAGCACCGAGCGCACGCCTTTGCGCGCAGCCTTCTTCAGCTTGCCCTTACGCCATAGATTCGAGACGACAATCTGCAACGTCTTCGCGAACATCTCCATCTGTTTCGTGTCGGTGTCGTCAACCTGCGGCGCCTTGCGCGCACTGACATCCGGATCGCGCGCGTAGAGCAGCGCAACGAGGATATCGATGAAGGCGCCGATCAAATTCGTCGTGACAGCCCAGCTCAGATCGCTCGTGCCAGCCGCGTAGCGGCGGTCGATGGCGATTTGCTTGCGGAAATTCTCGTCGAATTTGCGCGCGTCATCGTATCCCTGCCAGAGTTTCGAGACTTTCTTTTCCTCGGCCGGATCGACTTTCTCGTCCTTCTCATCGGCCTCGGTGCCTTCGTCCATACCGGACGCGCTTTGCTGCGGGTCGTCGATAATTCCTGCCAGGCCGCTCGGGCCGTTCGCACCAGTTGTCATTTCGTGTCATCTCGCAAGTGGGCATCGGCCGGTTCGCGCGGAGGCGTCGGCAGAATTTGTGTGCGACGCTGCTGCGCCAGGATCATTTCGTCCACCGTCATGAATTCAAACCCTTCGATGGGTTCTACGAGCGGCTGGCGCTTCGGCGCCGCGAGCAATTCCGTGCCGTCTTGCATAGTGACGACGCCCGGCGTTGAAATTTTCATTAGAAGAACCTCACTTTGGGTTTTTGCGACCCATCGTTGTACTCAAGCCATTTGCCGGTGAACGGGATCAGGCTCGGCTTACGCTCGACGCCGGGAACTATAGCATCATTCATCATGTCAATGCCACGGCCTATCAGCCCGCACACGTCGGCGCCGTCATCGAAGCGCCCTGTAGGGAATTTCACGAGCTGTTCGATCAGCCGGTCGGCCCACTTGCGCTTCACCGGCAGATGCACGGTCCCGGCCGTGGTGCGCGCGTGGAACGCCTGAAGTTTCATGCCTTTGTCCTGGAGCGAGGGCAGCGATTCAATCGACACGAAGGCGGAGTTAGCACGCATCTCGCGCCGGATCGCCGGGCCGATTGCCTTGTCGATCAAGCCACCTTCGTTCCACCAGCGCTGCGGCTTCCACTGCTTCACAAATTTGATGAACGCAGCAATCGATACATCGGTCTCGCACTGCTTATACCACCAGTCCACGGCCCAGAGATCGCCAACGTGATCGAATCCCCAGACGCCGTGCTCGGTGTAGTCCGGTTCCTTCTTGCCCTTCTTCGCGTCCATCGTCGCGTAGTCGCTCGCGCCGTACATCGTGAGTCGCGCTGGCAGCGCGTCTAGCCCTTCGTATGGTTGGATGATCATAAAAAATCCTTCGGGGTGCCCGGCGAGAATCGAACCCGCGTGGAGACGGTCACAGCGTCTGGCTTTGCCACTAAGCTACGGACACACCGAAGGACTCTCATACTCGCGCCATATCTGGATCGTACATCTTAAACATGTCCCGGCTGAAGTGGACGCCTGTGAACGGCGCTGGCCGCTGCTGATAGAGAGCCGACCACGTGCGCGCCGCGCGCGGATTGTCACGCCATGGAGACCAATGCTCTTTCGGGAACCACTCGGGCCAGATGAATTCGCCGATCTTCCGGCCCAAAGGATCGTCCTCCCGCTCGCACTCAGCCTGCAAACAAAGGACTTCCCACACCTGGCCGTCCCTGCATTGGATCATTCCGCTTTCGCCGTTGTAGTCGGCGGGCAGGATAGCGCCTGCTAGATCTTCTTCGTGCCATCGGGTTTGGATCAGCAGCACGGAGCCGTTCGGCTTGAGCCGCGTCAACACCGTGTCGATGTACTCGCTGTAGATCTTGTCCCGAATACCGGCGGAGTCGGCCTGCTCGCCGGAATCACGGGCAACCGCGCAGACTTTATCCCTATCGATGACCCGATAGCAAACCGCGAGCAGGCCAGCAGCCATCATAG